AATTGTTTATTTTTTAGACGAAGAACGAAGATATGATCCAGAAACATCACAATTTAAGCCCAAGGAAGCATATTTTAAAACACGAACAAGAATTTTAAAATCCCTTTCAGATGATTTGGATAGGTTAATTGAAATGGGATACTTAGAACGAGTAAAGTACTCAAATTATCGTGTAGTAAAACATTTATGGGAAAAAGAGATATAAAACAAATTATTTTAAACAATGAGTGTTACTTCATTTCAGGAACAAGTTTTTTATCATTATATCTTAGGCAATCAAATTTTTCTTAATACGACAAAGCCGGAGTTCTTTATGAATGCAAACATTAGAGAACTTTTTAAAATTGCTAAAACACATGCCTTAAGATATAAAGAAGCTCCTTCAAAGGAACAAATGATTCAATTGGTTCAGTTACAAGGACTAAGTGAAAAATATCCTGATGACCTTATATCATCATTATACAATGCAAAACAACTTTTAACACAATACGGAGATGAATGGTTAGAAGATAACGTAGGTCCCTGGATCCAGGTTCGTAACTTGGATAACGTTATGCGTAAAGCAATTGCGTATATGAAGACAACTGCAGTTACAGCTGATAATGCCGGTGAAGTTGTTGAGAAAATACGTCATATGCTTTCGACAGAAACTGCTATTGACTTTTCGTTTAATCTCGGAACAAGTTTCTTTGACCCAACATCTCACTTACAAACTCGATTGGCAAGGACAACTTCGGGATATAATTACATTGATATATGTACTAAAGGCGGATATTGGAAAGGAATGCTGATGGTCCTTTTTGGGATGCCAAAAGCTGGAAAATCGATGTGGTTGTGTAACTTAGCCGCAAAATCAGTGTTAAATGGGTATAATACAGCATATATAACATTAGAACTTCAAGAAGAATTGGTTCATATGCGTATTGGTGCAAATCTTTTAAACGTGCAATTAGATAATTATGAGAACTTTACAAAAGATCAGGCATTATTAAAACAGAAACTGGGAACACTTAAACAACGCCATTATTTACAACCATTAGGTGAATTGCATGTTAAAGAATTCCCAACAGCATCTGCTTCAGCCAATGATATTTCAGCATACTTGAAAAAAGCCCAAGAAACTTTAGGACTTAAGTTTGATAATGTTTATATTGATTACATTAATATCATGAGAAATTGGAGAAATCCTAATTCAGAAAATACGTATCTTAAGATAAAACAAATTTCTGAAGATATACGTGCAATGGGTCAAGAAAATGATTGGGCGATTATAACCGTGACCCAGACGAATCGGTCAGGCTGGGAAAATGACGATTTGGGATTAGGCTCAATTGCTGAATCTGCAGGACTATTACATACAACAGATATTCTTTTTGGAATTATTACAACTGCTGAAATGAAAGCGGCCGGTGAATATTATCTTAAATGTTTAGCAAATCGTGTCGCAGGATATGAAAATACACGAAAAAAGTTTATAATGGAATGGCCGTATGCTCGAATTGAAGAAGATAGTAATGCACGTATTGAAGATTTGGAATTTTTTATAAATAACTTTCGCTCAGGACAAAAACAACCAAGAGGTCAAGAACAAAACAAAGAACGATCTATAGACATTCATTCTGCTATAAATGCCAATATATCAGCACTTGAACCTCAGGCTTCAGAAAATCCCGATTTTAAAAATATAAACGTTACAGGATCTAATTTATTTTAAATATATAAAACATGAAAAAGGAAGGAACTAAAGCCGAAATGTCGTTTATTGAAGATGAACACGTAGGAGAAGATTTTGGCTCAACGATTAAAGTAGAAGGCAGTGTTTTTCATTTATACGAAGATCAATTAGGAGATAACATTGTTGAAAATAGGATCATAAAAATGTTAGACAATGAAATGTTTGACATTTTTAAATCGTCTATCTATTATGAAAAATATCGTAAACGTAAAAAAGCTGATAGTAATGACAGAGTAAAAATGTATTACTACTTTAAGGAAGAACTTTTAAAGAGACGGCAATTTACAAACATGGAAATTTTTATTGCCTTTGCCGAATTTTTTGATATTAATTACACACAATTGTATTCTGAGATTGGAGTTTTAGATAAAGAAGGTTTGCTTCGTGAATTAAACGATAAATACGGATTGGCAAATAAAATTAAAACAAAAAGATTATTTTAAAAATAAAATATTTTTATGAGTAATTTAAAACAATATAAACTTGATACAGAATACATACCATACAACCGAATATTTTTATTATCAGACTTACACTTTGGCGTTCGTGCAAATTCACTAGAGTGGCTTCAAAATCAAAAATCATTTTTTCAAGATTTTTATATTCCCTATCTTAAGAAAAATTATAAAGAAGGGGACATACTTTTTATTCTTGGTGACTGGTTCGATAATAGGCAATTGCTGGATATTTACGTAATGAATACATCCATAGATATTGTTATCGAATTATCGGAGATATTGCCAGTGTATTTTTTAACAGGGAATCATGATATTTATAAAAAATATAACACAGATGTTAACTCGATAGTGGCATTTCGTCATATTCCTAACGTAAGTATTTATCAAAAACCTACTATTCTTACAAACAATAACAACAAAATATTAATATTGCCTTGGATAGGAAATAAAGAATCTGAAGAAAACTATGCTCGGGCAAACAAATTTGATTATATATTTGCACATTCTGAAATAATGGGTTTTAAATATGATAATGGACGTGAAATTAAATCAACTTCAGTAGACTTTAGAAAATTTCGAAACATTAAAAGAGTTTTTTCAGGACATATACATAAAAGACAAGAATTAGCCAATATCGTGTATATAGGATCTCCGTATCATATGAAACGCAGTGATATTGGAAATACTAAGGGCATATATATTTTTAACCCAAATGAAAATACTTTTGAATTTATTGAAAATAATTATTCTCCCTTATTTCAACGTGTTACTCTTGAGTATATTTTAGATCTTTCTTTAAATAATACTGTAAAACTACTAAACAATAATTACACTGATATTATAGTTCCTGATAAATATGTTCATACATTTAATCTTACTCGATTCTTAGATATAATAAAAGAATGTAAATATAAGAAAATTGAAGCTGCAACTGAAAGAAAAAAGTTTGAAGATGAAATTACTGAACTTGCAGAAGGAGTAGACATAAGAGACATACTTTCATTGCTTGAATTAAGCATTGAAGATTTGGGACATCAAGCTGAGATTCTTGTTAAATTGAAATTAATGAATAGACGCTATTATGAAAGAGCCAGTCGTGAAGATGTCGAATAACAAGATCGATAAAACTGGGGTTTAAATTAATTATATAAAATAAAAAGGATATTGTAATGAAGAAAAAGAAAATAAATGAACCTGTTGGTCGTCCAGTCTTTCCTTCTGAATTTGAATCTGACCCAGATTGTTATGTAATATTTGCAACTAATGGGTTAATGTTAGGAAGAATGATTGCAGCTTCTAAAGGGCAATATTGCGTAGAACATCAAGGAGATCTTGTTATATTTAATGCAAATGTTATAACTAAAACTCATGGGAAGGTTTGGTATGGCGACTTAAATGTAAATTTAGATTTTGATAACTTAAAAAATGTAGCAGATACTATAGGAGAGGATTTATATATTTTAATGGAAGGCGATGCTCGATTTGGTTATGAAAATGCACCTATAGATGAATTAATTGCTAAAGCTAAGGCTGTTATTCGCTGTAAGGTTAAAACAGAAGAAGACAATAAAAACTCTAAAAAGAAAACAAAAAAATCGTAAAAGTATGGCACTAATAATTACTGCTCCCGAAGAAATATATTCGGTGCAAAATAACAAAAATGTTAAAATGTTTTTGGCCGGCGGGATAACAAATTGCCCAGATTGGCAAAGTTATGTTGTCAATGAACTAAAAGACATAGAAAATCTTACGGTTTATACGCCTCGAAGAAAGAATTTTCCTATAAATGATCCTAATGCTGCTGAAGAACAAATTGCGTGGGAATTTCAGCACCTAAAAGAGGCAGATATTCTTTTCTTTTGGTTTTCTAGAGGTTCATTGAATCCCATTGTTTTATATGAATTGGGAATGTGGTGTAATTCAGGTAAAAAACTTGCTTTAATAGGAATTGATCCTGAATATGAAAGAAAACAAGACGTTATCATTCAAACAAAACTTGCAAGACCTCGTGCAGTATTTTTCGATTCATTAGAAAAAATGATCGAAGAAGTAACTTATCTTTTTACAAATATTTTTACAGAGGAGGAAGAAGAGTGAGACAAAGAAAATCAATGAAAATAACATCTAAAAAATATGTAATTTTTCACGATGAAGATTTAGCACAATTCGGAGGTCTTTATATTCCTGAAGAAATTAAAAAGAAAAAGAAAACTTCTTCAATAAAATTGTCTAAAATTTTTCAAAAAAGAAGTTAAAATAAAAATTGTAAAATATGCGTTTGCATAAAATTTCTTGGAGAAATATCGGGCCATTCGGTAATAAACTTCAGACACTTGAACTTCCAGATGAAGGTGGGCTCTGGATGGTGTTAGGGAAGAATGGAAATGGGAAATCATTTTTCGTTAACCTCCCAAAAATTCTTTATTATGGAAAACTAGACAAATTCAAGAAAGATGAAATTGCAAATCGCTTAAATAAACATGGATACATTAAAGGGCTTAATGAAACATCGCCCGGAACTTATGTTACAATTGAACGAAATTTATCACCTTCAAGCCTTACTGTGTGGAAACATACAGAAGACGAGGAACCCAATGATAATAATGATATTGGAAAAGCTGGCATTGTAGATTACCAGACATATATAGACACAGAGGTCACTGGATTGCCCTATCATATCTTCTCGAACATCATATCATTAAGTATTAATGATTTTAAATCTTTTATTTCAATGACCCCTAATGATAAGAGAATCATTATAGATAAATTGTTCGCAATGGATATTATTAACAAGATGAATCAGCTTGTTAAATCCGATTTAAGAGATATGAAATTTAATATGGATGCTTTTGACAGAGATATTATTACAATAAAAAATAATATAGACGTTGCTGTTAAAGAACTTCAAAAACTTCAAGTTAAATTAAACGAAGATAACAGTTCAAAGATTTTAGAATTAGCGGCAAAACTTGAAGAATACAAGCCTAAACTTCAAGAAGGTTATGATAAAAAGAAAGAATGGGAATCAAAGAAAGCAGACATATTAAAATCTCAAACTGTGTTTGTTAGGCAAAAGGCAAAAGTTTCTCAAGAACTACAGCATCTTCGAAATCAAATAAATCTTTATAACCAAGATAAGTGCCCAACTTGTGCTACTCCTTTTGATGATGCAAGATTCGATTTAATTAAAGAACAACTTCAAGAAAATATTAAAACCGAGGAAAAAGAAATCGAATTAATAAAAGAAAATGAACAGAAATACAACATGGCTCTTGAAAATGTTAATCAAGGACTTGTTAAAATAGATAATTTTATTATTCAAATTCAAACATCATATAAACTTGTTGAGGCTGAGTTAACAAAATTAAAATTAAATAAATCTGCAGAATTTGAAAGCATACAAAATATTATATCTGAAAATAAAGAATCATTAATCAAAAAATCAGATGACAAATTAAAATACGATGAAGAATACAAGTATCTTACAGTGTTAGAACAATTGTACTCTGATGCCGGTGTTAAAAAGAAAATTCTTGAAAGTTATTTGCCAACATTGAATAAAGAAATAGAATATACTCTTAATGAACTTCATTTCCCATATCGTCTAATATTTGATTCAGATTTTGAGCCTAATATGTCACATTTAGGAGTTGATATTAGTGTTGATACATTGAGTACGGGTGAAAAGAAAAGAGTAGATCTTGCAGTTTTAATTTCAATCATTAGAATGCTTAAACATAAATATCCTGGACTAAATATATTTATGTTAGACGAGGTTCTTTCCTCTATTGATGGTGATGGCATATATGATATTATAGGATTACTTCAAAAACTTTCGAGAGAAATGGCCATGAACATATTTGTTATTAATTTTAGCCCACTCCCGATTGAACAATTTGACTATAAAATTGAAATACATAAAAATGCAGGATTTAGCGACTTAACAATTGAAAAATTAAACGAAGGAGATTAATTCTCCTTTTTCATTTTTGATATATAAAATAAAATAGTTAATGAGAGCTAAATTCGTAGATAGAAATAACGATACACCATTTGCAACTCATAGCGATCTTAGAAATAATGAAAGAACAGCGCATTATCCGCTAAGTCGTATCCAATACGAAAATTCAGATGATTGGGATTGGGATATACCAATGCCTTGTCCAGCATGTGGAAGAGATACTCATGGAGAATACGAAAGAGGTGTTTGTTATAAATGTGCAGAACAAGGATTTTGGCTTGATAAATTCGGAAGAGTTCATAACTATAGAAGCAGAATTAGACCTGTTAAACAATATGAATCTAAAAAATAAAAGAATATATGAAAAGAATAATGATTGAAGAATCTTTATATGAATTCGCTAAACGTGGAAGACCCAGAAAAAATGCAAAGGGACCTATAAGAAAATCTTATGGTATTGATACAACTGATGCATGGGACGATATTGAAGACGATGAAACAATTGACATGGATGATATAGATGTTGATACATCTGATATGGAAAATGCAGAGGAAATAGCAGTTGAAGATGAAGATGCATTTGATAATAATTTATTTAGAGCATTGAGTAATGAGATTAAAGCGCCTGAATTTTCAAGAAGAACTCTTGTATTTAGGCTAAAAGGAGATCTTTCAAAAATTCAAAATGGTGTTCCTATGGCAAAAATTGGAGATAATGCATTTTTATTTAAGCTTAAAGATGGCAAATTAAAAAAGATCTTTCTTAAAGACATTATTCTTGAAAACAAAAATATTTCTAATAGAGCTCGTATGGTATTTGAAGATTATGATGATACAGACGTAAAAGAATCTCGTAGGTTTGATCCTCAAACAGATGAAGAAATTCCTGAACATGACTGTTCAAGATACATAAATAGACATGGGCAATGTATGTACTGTGGAAAATGGGTTGAATCTGAGGATGAAGATTTTGAAATTTAAAATAAAAATATAAGCATGAATCACTACTTAAAACATTTTATTGCTGGAGCAATTATATCTTTAATTACTCTTGTATTTTTTGTATTATTTGTTCATGTTCCTGTCTATGGATGGGATGCTGGAGTAGCTGCAATACTTACTGTTGCTGCAGGTGCAGGAAAGGAAGTTATATGGGATAAATGGCTTAAAAGAGGAACTCCCGATTACTATGATTTTTTCTACACTATATGTGGGGGTTGGGCCACGATATTTCTTTGGAAAATTATTGAATTATTTTTCATATGAAATTAGTCAGAGAACATTTGAATGAAAAGAAACAAGAATCATATACGATGGATGATCTTTCGTATGAATTCATTACCGATATTCTTAAATTAGGAACAATGGATAATCTTTTCATTAAATTTCTCGAAAAGAAAAAAATAAATCAAAATTATTTAACGGATCTTATGAAAGCTGTAATTAAACGAATTGAAAATAAATGGATATAAAATGAAAGCAAAATTTGTAAATGAGAATTCTTATGATAGAATGACGCCTGCCGATTATGGATTTGAAGCAGCAAGAAAAGAAGGATATGATGATCAAGTGTATGCACTTTTAAAAATACAAGATTATAGTACTGGAAATAAACCTAAAGTTTCTATAGAAGCAATGGGTTCAAGAGAAGATATTGTAAATTTTAAAAAAGAATTAGAAAACAGAAACAAAAGACGTAATTATTCAGTACAATACTATTACTCAATCCAAAGAGTCCCAAAAATACTTTAAAGAATATGAAATTAAAAAGGCTTAAGAAAACTTAAGCCTTTTGTTGTCATAAAATTTAAAATAAAATATAAATGACAATTGAACAAATTAAGCTAAAACTTGAAGAATTTCGAACAATTTTTCTTGGTAAAAATTTTGTTTGGCGAAAAGGACAACAAGATGTAATAATAGAAGTTATTAAGACTTACTTTGATAAATCCAAGAATGTTGTAATAATAGATGCCCCAGTGGGTAGTGGTAAATCATTAATTGGTATGGCTGTTGCTTGGATTCTTAACGAACAAAAGCTTAAAGGATACATTCTTGCATCTGATTTATCTCTTCAAGAACAATATGAAAAAGATTTTGATCGTTTTAATTTACACTGGGGTTCAATAAAAGGTGTGGATAATTATCTCTGCATTGACAATATGGAAAAAAATTCCTTAGGAACTTGTAGAATTCGAAATAAACCCCCACGCACTATGCCTTGTTATGATTCATGTCCCTATTTTGTGGTTAGAGATTTAGCCTCAAAATCGCCTACAGCATTATTAAATTATGCATATTGGTTGATCATGCAAAATTATGTTAATAAAACTATTGATGAGCCTTTATTTCCGCCAAGACATTTTACGATATGTGATGAAGGGCATAAAATTCTTGACATAATTCAAAACCATTATTCCCCAAGATTTGATCCTAAAACAACTGAAAAACTTGAGAAATTAACCGAATTTTTTGCAGTTTTTAAAGTTAAAGATCATTATATAGATTATAGAAATATTCAACGATGTATTGAAAAATTATTTAAAACAGAAAATCAAGATAAACTTCACGAGATACTTTTAGAAATAGAAGAATCATTTGAAGAATATCTTCCATCCATAGAAACATTAAAGACAAAGGTTAATGATGATTATCCTGATACTGATCCTCCAAAGGAATGGAGAGAAGCCCTTTGGTTATCAGACTGGTTAAAAGATTTGCATTGTAAAGTTGAAGACTTTAATGAAATTATAGACAAAACTTCAGTAAGAAATATTGTTAAAAACCCTACAGGTGAAAATGAATTAACATTTAATTGTCTTCAGGAATCTTATATGATGCATAAGTATTTTCACCAATGGACGGGTTTTACAATTTTAATGAGTGCTACATTTGCAGACCCTACAAAATATTTAAAAAGCATTGCGCTTAAAGATGCTAAGTATATAAAAATGGAATCGACTTTTGACTTCTCAAAATCACCAATATATTTTTATAATCAAAGAAGAATGACTTATAATCAAATAGACGAAAATCTTCCTTGGTTATTCAGTAAAATAAATGAAATTCTTGAACATCATCATAATCAAAATGGTGTTATACATACTGCATCTTATGACTTAGCGCTTAAAATATTTGTAGGACTCAGTAATAAAAATAAGAAAAGAATACTTGTGTATAATGGTTCTGAAGAAAAAAGGCAAGTACTTGAAATATTAAAAAGAAATAAAAATAAAGTAATAATGGGTCCATCATTACTTGAGGGATTAGATTTAAAAGATGATTGGTCTCGTTTTCAAATATTTGCTAAAGTTCCTTATTTATCTTTAAGCGATAAATTTGTTGCTACAAAACTTAAAATTGATCCCGATTGGTACCGGTGGAAAGCGATAATTAACGTACTCCAGGGCAGCGGTCGTTCTGTAAGAAGTGAAACAGATTGGGCTATTACATATATGCTTGATGGTGCATTAGCAGATTTAATTCATAATAATAGAAAAGCCTTTCCTCCCGAATTCATGAAAAGAATAGTGGTTGTTGAATAGTAATGAATAAATAAAATAAACGCTAAAATAAATTCATGGCATTACATAACAGATATAATAACGAAAATATACTTGTTCGTGCAGTTATTGCCGGATTGCTTAATATTCTTAATAACAAGATTACATATGAACAAGTGTGGTCTAATGAAGATATTGAAACAGTAGAAGTTCCATGGTATTATAACATGTCAGGCGATGAAAGATTCATGCAAGATTTTTATACACATTATGGAGATTGTATAGCCCCTAAACCCGCAGATGGAAATTTTGACATGATACCTCGAGGTGTAATCACTTATACTGGTTCTGAGATTGATTCTGCTCGAACAACTTCTCGTTATGTTCAGGCAAATTTCCTTAAAGAAGTTAATGGACAATTACAATCTTTTAGGGCATTTCTTTATCTTATCCCTCTTAACGTAAATTTTGATTGTGAGATTTGGCTAGATACGCAAATAACCGGATTAAAAGTCGAACAAATGATAAGAGAGGTTTTCTACAAAACTATCACATTTTATATTTTCTATAAAGGACTAAGAATGGGTTGTTCAGTAGGATTCCCAGAAAGTGTTACACTTGAGAAAAATATTAATTATTCGTTTGAACAAGATAACAAAATAAAACTTACATTTAATTTACAAGTTGAAGCCTATCAACCGGTGTTTGACAACACAACTGAAGTTGAAGCAGATTCTTACATGAAAGGAATTGGATACAGATTAGTAGATAAAAAAGACTTAGATAATGATGGCGAAATAATTATTACTACAGATTACAACAATAAGATTGTTCCTAAAGGCATACCACTTGTAATTGAATGGGACTATAAACAAGAGAATGCTGTCATTAATAGAGTAGATGTTGCATGGACTTTAACAACGGACAATGTAAAAACCAATATCGAAAAGGGTGTAATTAATCATGAATATTATGTCTGGAATATCCCTGATACATTTACAAGTTTTAAGCCTCCTCAAATAATATGGGACACGGAATCAGCAGTTAAAGCATATAGAGAACCTGTAATTAGAATAGCGCCTAATATATCTACAGGAGAAATTGATACTTTATCATTTTATGTTGTTGATAGTGGCTATTTTGTATCTCCAATGGCAGATACTTCTATAAATGCTATATTAGAAATGAGAGACACGAATAACAGAGTTGTGTATTCAGGAGATGCATCATTATATTTTAATATTGTTGATTACCAGATAGATGAAAATGATCCTGTTACGTTACCTTATGGGAACATTATTTATCCGGGGAATATTGATTACAAGACAATTAACTTATATGTAATTAATTCAGTAGTGGGGCATAGCGTATCATTATCCCCTTCTGATAATACGCAACCTTACGGGGTTATAACGAATTTAACTATTGTATAAGATTTGGATAAAATTTTCGAAAATATTAAAATATATAAATAAAATTAATATCATTAAATCAAATAATTATGTGGCTATGATAGCAAAAATTAATGAATTAAAGACAAAAACGTCTATAAATGAAGTTAAAACATTATGCGAAACAGCAATTAGCGCAATTAGTTCCGCAATTTATAATGGAGTTACATTTGACGCTCAACATGAAATTGAAAGAGTTGCATTATATAACCTATTTGAAGGATTAAATAAATATGCTTCCAATTCTTATATTAAAGAATGGGTTGATAACCAAAAACGAATATATAGTGTTAAAAATTTAGGCGTTAGAACTGCAGTAAATAGATTAATCGAAAATGAATCTCGTTTTGACCCAACATTATCAATAGTTCTTGAAAATTTTCGAAATAAGGTTGAACAAAATATACCGGAAGTTCTTCTTTATGAAGAATTTATTTCTGCATTATCGGGCTTTAATTACTTACCAGCAGTTAACACAGAATTAAATGCTGTTGCTAGCCGTGTTGATCAGTATAAGAATGATGTTGATATTTCAAAGATAATTGCTACTATGGCAGAAACAAGAAGCAGTTATTTACTTCCTGTTATTGAGGATGTAGTTGAAAACTATCTTAATAAGAAAACTGAACAAAATAAGAGTTCTCTTAAAGAAACTCTTATTAAATTTAGTTATGATCCTTTTATTAGAGACATTTTAAACATTGTAACTCTTGATGCTACACAGCTACAATTAGAATATAATAACGCACAGTGTGATATTGATGATAAACTTTTTTCACCTATTCTTTATTTAGGTGAAAATGAAGCTCTTTTTAATGTTCGTGGTTCTTACTATGTTAAAAAAGGAAACAATGTGCACAAGATTAAAAACGCTGATGTAAATAAACTTGATGAATCTTTCAGAGCACTTTGTGATATTATTAATCTTCCAAACGTAGAAATTTCTAAAAAAGACATTAAAGTTTATATTGGCAATAGAGAAGCAGAATTAACTGAGAATAAAACTATAATCGACGGGCAAGAATTTTCAGCTAAACAAATAAATGAATCTGTTAAAGTTGCCGAATGGACAGGCGATGTTGAATTCTTTAAGATGATAAATTTACTTAGAGAAAATTTTGATGAAATTGCAGAACTTGATTTTGTTAAAAGAGTTTATCTTAAAGAAAATGCAAATCATGCTGCTGACATATTCAAATTAAGAGATAACATTTTTATCACCACATTTGATCCTGTTAATGATAAGACAACATTCTATCGTAATATTAATCCTATTCAGGCTGAAAAGATCATGATGGAACATATGAGATATGATGTTTCTAAGACGTTTGAAGATATTCTTCCTAACAAAGAAAAAATATTGAATGAAATCAATGAAACCAAACAAGAATACAATAATTATATTTCTGAGTTACGAGGAAAGATAGATTTATTTTCAACGTATGGTCCTGAACATTTTGTTGCATCAGAAGTAATTAAATCACTTCAAGAAGAATTAACAGAAGTTAAAGAAGAATATAAAAAATATCTTAATGAAATAGAATCATTTACAAGCGTAACTGAAAATTTAAACATAACTGTTCAAGATGACCAAACAGGAAAATCATATACAGTTGTAGTTCCTACAGGTGCTATGGCAGCTAAAGGTTCTGGAACTCAAAATGAACCTGGAACTGATGCTGAAGGGGATGAATTCGGGACTACAGTAGGAAAATCAAGTATAACTGATCCTGTTGCAGGAGGTCCAGCTTCTACGGTTACATTTGATGATGATCAAACTGAATTACTAAGTGACATGCCTTCATCCGAAGAAGACAAAGTAGATCTTGATGCAGATGAATTGGAGGCTTATGCTGATAAAGTTGATGCTGAAGCTGAACTTGAAAAACCCGAAATGCCTAAAGGTGAGGAAGAATTCGGAGATGAAGAAGGAACTACAGAATTAGAACTTGATAATGAAACTGAAGAAGAAATTCCAGCTGAAGATGAAGAAGATAAGAAAGAAGAAACTGTAGGCGCACCTAATAAAAACTTAGAAAGAACAGCTTTTGATAAAGACAAGAATCCTAATGATTTAAATGAGCCTAAAAAAGTTAAAAAAGTATTTCTTAAGAGACCCAAACAAACAAAATAAAAACTAAATCTTTACCGTTATGTTAAAATTTAATAAACAAGAAATATACCTTATATTTGAAGGACTTAAGTGTTTAATGAATACTAAAAAATATTCACATAAAGATATAATGCCTCTAGTAAATAAAATGCTTGAAACCGGAAAAATTGATACTTCTCGACAAGATGCATTCAAAATTCCCGAATCAGTTAATGAAGAGCTACAATTACATGACAAAGTTAAATATGATAAGCAAACCGGGTTTATTACAGGAGAAATAAACGGAAAATTTATTGTAATGATTCAGGGAAGAACCTACCTCGTAGATCCCAAAGAACTTAAGGAATATTCACCTAAGCCCGAAATAACAACTAAACCTCATATGAAATTTGATGAAGAAACACAAAAACTTCTCTTTGAACAGTATGTTAAATGCGGAATTCATCAGGGCAACATTCCAGTAAAAACAAACAGATGCTTTGTTAGATATGATCAATGGGAAAATGCAAGAGAAGATCAGCAAGTAAGAGTAAGCGTTGAAGGCATAGTTACATACGTGCCTAAAAATAAAATCGTAATATATGAAAATGTTAACGATTTTGCTAATCCTGAAAATTATGTTCCTGGGGTATTGATTGATCAAGTTACAGAAGAAGCTACACAAAATATTTTAGTTAATGTTATTGACTATACATCTGCGTTAGGTGATGCTGATAGTATAAGAATAATCATACAAAATGATATGGGAGAGCAAGAATTTCAAACTGCTCCTAAATCAATGGTAAGAACGTTATCAATTTAAAATTATGGCAACAAAGAAAAATATCACACCTACGTCATCGCCAGGGTTTTTAAAACCTATAAAATCGCTTTTAGATAATATTAAAAACGTATGGGGATATTTTATGACTGTTGTTGCAATAGGAACATTTGTTTGGACATTAGGAGTTAAATCTGAAAGAAAAAGCGTAGATACTGCTAATCTTAAAAATGCTGTAGAATCATTAAAAGAAAACAGCAAAAAAATAGATACGTTAATTATTATAATTAATGATATTAAAAGTTCTCAGGCAAATTTAGTTGAAGGACAAAATTCTTTACGGGATTCATATGTAAAATATTTGGTTAATGATCCAAAATTAACTAAAAAAGATTTTATGGAATACATGCAAGGGCTTGAATTTCAAATTGAGATGCCAAATATTCCCGAGATTACAAAATCGACTAACGATACAATAGAATATAAGCCAAAGATTACAGTTAAAAAGGCTGGTTCTAATATAAAATAATCAGTTAAGTTCACAAAAATTAAAAGCGTGTTAAAACTTATCACGCTTTTGTTATATAAATTAAAAATTATATAAATTTTAACTTTATGGCAACAAATCATTATGTTAAAAACTCTGAATTACGGGAAGAAATAATACGATGTAAAAAGAATGATGTTTTATCAGAAGAAGCTATTAACATGTTTATAATCCTTGCTAAAAAATACTCCAATAAATATCAATATATGTATGAAGAAGATAGAGAAGATTGCATTTCATTTGCAGTTATGGACTGTTATCTTTATTGGAGAGGTTATGATCCTGAAAGATCACAAAATGCATTTGCCTATTACACTCAAATAGTCAAAAATGGATTCGCTAAAGGTTGGCGTAGATTATACGGGAATTTACCTAAATCACGTAAAATATCTCTTTCAACTAACAATATATATAACATATAAATGGCTTTTAATGAATCATATAAGCATTGGCATAAACCGGATATGTCTCCTAATGCTAAAACACAACAAGGATATTATAAGCTTCAAAACCCGCAAAAATATCTGGGCAATCCATCTCTTGTAATATATCGTTCTTCTTGGGAACATTCGTTTTGCCGTTGGTGTGATTTTTCTCCTTCTGTTTTACGTTGGAGTTCAGAACCCATAAGAATTCCATATTATGATAGAATCTCCAAACTTGAGGAATGTAAAAAACAAGGCTTAGATCCTAACAATCCAAAAAATTGGGTTGTTAAATATTATAATACAGATTATTGGATTGAAGTTGATAAAGGCGATGGTGAAATACAGAGAATGTTTATTGAAATAAAACCTTCAGGAAAATTAAAAAAACCTATCCCACCAAATGCAAATGCACCTCTTAAAGAAATTAGAAAATTTAACAACGATGCTAAAGAATACTTGATAAATGAAGCTAAATGGGCTGCAATGAATGCATGGGCAGAAAAAAGTAATGCTAAATTTTATGTCTTTACAGAGCATACGTTAGAAAAACTTATAGGTCGATTTTGGCCAGCGAATAACAGATAATGAAATCGCCTAAAGAATTACATGAAATATATAAGCGAATCGATGATATCGAAAAAGTTGCTTATGAAAGATTAATAGAAAATTACTTACGACTTGAATTAAAGGGTGATCATAAATTAATTGATATAGACTCAACTGATCAAGAATCTTTAATAGCTCGTGCTAATCGTGGGTTGCCTATCCCAGGAATGATTTATATTTTTATCAATGTTGATGAAAATAATCTAGTTGAATTAGAAAATTTTAAAACAGGAAAACAAGTTACTTTTCATGATTTTACTCCAATAGTTTTTTGCACTTCTTTTAACCCGACAACAAAGTTAATTAAAGGCATTAACATGAATATTTTGCCACCTTCAGAAAGATTAAAGTTTCTTCAAGTGTATTATGAATATTATAAAAACTTTTTTCAAAAAATAGAAGAAAAAACTCAAAACAATAAATTAGCTGTTAATTATACATATATTATGGCTACAATACTTGGTAAGAATCCTCAACTTTTTGAGATATTTAATAAAAAATATAACACTTTATTCGAGTTTGGTTATCGATCATACTATTTAAGAAATGTAAGAAAATTTAGAATGATTGAATACGAGGAATGGAAATATATCCCGTTCTTAACACCTTCTTATGCGTTTAAAAGAATTAATTTAGAAATACTTTATCAAATGTATTGGGACAATCGAAATAACAAAGAATAAAAACCATAATTATATTGTTAAATATAAATATATAAATAAATAAAAGTAATTATTGTGGCTGGAATATTTTCATTACGCAATTTAGATAGAGGCTCCCGAGGATTTTTAGATAATTTACAAAGAAATATTCGTTATCTTTCTGTGCTAGGAATGAAATGGGATCAAAATCTCATTAAACAATCCAAGTCTATCGGAATATCTGAAATTCAAGAAGATTCAATGTATAGCCTATATGGTCAACCTCAAATGGCCGCAGGCAGAGATATTGGACAAACAGAATTTATTGCTTTTTATGACAAAGAATATCCGACAAGAAGAGACTTCTTAAGAAGATTTGCAATGAATGGTGAAATAGAATACGTTTTAGATGTTATTGCCGATGAAACTATTATCCAAGATGATGCTAACTTTTTTGCATATCCAAATACGCAAAAGCTTAAATCTGTTTTAAAAGCTGAAAAGGCTAAAGAAATTGTAGATGATTTAAATGAATCATTTAAAAGAGTTTATTATGCATTTGGATTTAATCAAGGACATGCTGCTTGGCACTATTGTAAAAAATTTCTTATTGACGGATTTCTTGCCTTTGAAATAATTTATGACGGAGAAGGAGATGAAGATGCAAAAAACATTTTAGGATTTAAAGAATTAGATCCCGTTACATTAGAACCTGAATTACGAATAGATGAAGAAGAAAATGAATATCGGGTTTGGGTTCAATTCAGAGGAGACGCAAAAAGACAAAGAGAATTAGTTGATGGTAATGTAATTTATATCTCATGGGCACGAAATAATTTTATTTCAAGATTATCTTACGTAGAAAGATTGGTTAGATCTTTTAACATGCTAAGAACAATGGAAAATTCCCGTATTATATGGAACATTATTAATTCACAACACAGAATGAAAATAGTTGTTCCTATAGGTACACAATCTGAAGTTAAAGCTCGTACAAGATTATCAGAACTTAGAGGAATATATAAAGAAGATGTTAACATCGATTATGATAGCGGTGAAATAACTATAAATGGACAACCTAACTTTTCATTTGCAAAACAATATATTATTCCTTCTAAAGAAGGAAGCCAAACTGAAATAGATTCTTTTGCCCCAGCGGGATATGATCTTTCAGATACAAATGCGTTGGGGTATTTCTGGAAACGGTTTATCATTGAAACGAAAATTCCAAAGGATAGGTTTTCTTCTATAAGTGGTGAAGATGCAACATCAGCATGGAATTCCGGAGGAGATAGTATTGCAAGAGAGGAAATACGTTTCAATTATTTTATTAATAGAATTCGTACAATTTTACAGGAAATATTACACAAACCGATGTGGATTCAATTTTGTTTGAAACATCCCGAATTTGCAAAAGATAAAGCCTTGAAAGGCGCAATAGGCATTCAATTTATTGAAGAAAACTTATTTACTGAAGCTAAGAAAAGAGATATAATTTCAAAAGGCGCAGATATAGTTGAAAAGCTTATGAACATTAGACAGCCTGAAGTAGATGATGAAGGAAAAATTACAATGGATGGAATGTACTTTGATCCAAAATTCTTAGTTGAGAAATATATGAACTTTACAGAAGAAGATCTTAAACTTAATGCAAAATACAAAAAGGAAAGAAGAGAACAACTTTCTCGTATTGCAGATGCAGTTAAAAGATTAAATAAAAGCGATGAAGGCGAAAGTGGTGGTGGCTTTGGAGGAGGTTCTGATTTTGGAGGAGGCCCAGACATGGATCTTGGAGGAGGAGCTCCTGAAGAACCAGGAATGGAAGAAATGCCTGATGCAGATAGCGACTTAGGAATTTAATTTTATGTTTAACTTAAATAAATCAAAACAAACACTATGAAAACAGTACTATTTATTACGTTAGGAGTAATAGCATTAATTCTTATTATTGGGTTAATTCAGCGTAGTCGTAGAAAAAGAATCGTTATACCTGAACCAATAAATGATAAGCAAATTTTAGATCCTACTAATTTTGGAGGTTCACAAATCAGTAATGAACCTACGCAAAATGAATTTCCAGTTACTCCCGAGAAACCGGAAGAAGAACAAGTATCTATGAAAATTAAAGAAGAACCTCATATTGAAAAAGAAGATTTAAAAACTGATGAAAGTCTTCCTAAGGAAAAGCCTGCACCTAAGAAAAAGGCTCCGGCGAAAAAAACGTCAACAGAAAAAGTGCCAGCAAAAAAAGCTCCAGTGAAGAAAACTACACCTAAGAAGCCTTCTACTGAAAAGAAAGCAACTACTGCAAAAAAGACGCAAACAAAACAAAAATAAAATTCTATTAATTATGAAAGATTTTTTTAAAAAACTTTGGACTAAAATTAAAAATTGGGCCATTGAAACAGCATGGCCATGGTTAAAGAAGGGTTGGATGCATTTAGTTAACATTATTATTGTGGCTATAGCATATGGAAAACTGTATGATACATTGCCTGCTGTTGCAGCGCTTGTAGGATTTTGGTTATTTATTCTTTTAGCTTATTACATTTTCTGGAAATTTTTTGGCTTTGATAAAGTATGGAAAAATTTTATTGAAGAAAAAAGAAAAAAGAATAAAATTTAACTATAAATTAACAAAGTTAAAGTATCAAAATTGATTTTTGGTATTATATTTAAGATATTGAGACACTCCGAAAGGATAGTTAGAGAGTAGGTATGTAAGACGCGGGTTCGATTCCCGCCATCTCCACGATTCTTTTCCGTTGGAAAGGAACTTATAAAGGCTTTGATGATTGAGCCAGCTAATCAATCATAAATGGGGATGACTTGGCTTTGATTGCATACTAAGGGTAATAGCGAACATCTCAAGACGCAATTAAACGGCGAACAGTTTAAAGAGTATCGTATGGCAGCTTAAGAAGTTTGTATACGACAAATGAAAAAAAGGGTGGAATTAATTCCACCCTTTTAAATTAAACATAATTTATGTATGTCTAAGCATTATTATAATTATTTCTATCGAGTAGTAAATTTAATTACAGAAAACTTTTATTATGGGGTACATAAAACTTCGAACTTAAACGACATGTATATGGGTTCGGGCAAATACATTAAAAATGCAATTAAAAAATATGGAAAAGAAAATTTTAAAAGAGAAATTTTAAAATTTTTTAATACATTTGAAGAAGCATTGGATTATGAAGCAAAAATTGTAAATGATAATGTTTTAAACGACCCCAAATGTTATAATTTAAAAATAGGAGGCAAAGGCGGCTCAGCAAAGGGCAGGATTTCTCCTATGAAAAATAAACATCATTCTGAAATTACTCGAAAAAAAATTAGTAATAGCGAAAAAGGAATATCAAAAAATAAGGGTATGCGCATGTCAGACATTACTAAAAGAAAGATTAGTCTTAATAATGGTATGCGTAATAATGGCTATTTAGTTTCAGGAAATAAAAATGGCATGTTTAATAAAACTAAGGAAAAAAATCCGAATTATAATACAATTTGGATATACAATAAAGATTTAAACTATACAAAAAGAATAGATAAAACTTTATTAGATGAATATCTTTTAAAGGGATGGGTAAAAGGGAGAAAAACTAAAGCTACCTAAGTGCCGGCTTTTTTTATCTTTTTTCATAGAAGTAAAGAATATATAAATAAAATAAATGTTAAAGATATGAAGGCTAGAACAATCAATGAACACGACTGGGACGATGAAAGATATGAAGGCGAAGACGGCCCTTTTATCAAAGATGATGGCTGGGATGAAGATGCTCTTGAAGAAGTAGGATTAATAGATTGGATGGAAAATGTGCAGCGCCTTCAATACGAAATTCTTAATGCTAGAAGAGGTTCTTACGGCATTAGCGGAACAACAGCAGAATATCTTGTTGGTGATCTAGAGGAATTAAAACGAAGTCTAGAAGCTATAATAGAAAATATACAAGACGAACTTTAAATATTAATATTAAAGCATAAGAATATATAAAATAAAACCATACTTATGAAAACAGGTAGTTTCAACATTAATGATTATTTAGAAAAACTTTATGAAGATGCACTTCCTATGATGGATGGGGGAGAAGGATTAACAAATGCCGATGGTCTTATTATTCCAGATGAAAATAA